TCCAACAACTTCCGAAACTGATAAATTAACTATTGCTAAAAATTATCGGAATACGATAGGATCTTCTTCTTACATGTTTATTGATAGCGGTTACAAGTACATGTATGACATCTACAACGATAAGTACCGTTATGTTCCGTTGAATGGAGACATTGCAGGACTTTGCGCCCGTAGTGATGCAAGTACGGATCCTTGGTTTAGTCCCGCAGGATTTAATCGTGGAAACATTAAAAATGTTGTTAAGTTGACTTTCAACCCAAGTCAAACATTCCGTGATGAACTCTACAAAAATGGAATCAATCCAGTTGTTACATTTCCTGGTGAAGGAACTGTTCTTTATGGCGACAAGACTGCACAAGTCAAGCCCTCTGCATTTGACCGTATTAATGTGCGCCGTCTGTTTATTGTACTTGAGAAGGCAATTGCTACCGCCGCCAAGTATAGCCTGTTTGAGTTCAACGATTCCTTCACGAGAGCACAATTCCGTTCTCTAGTTGAGCCTTTCTTGCGGGATGTTCAGTCCCGTCGTGGAATTGTAGACTACAAAGTTGTTTGTGATGAGAAAAACAATACAGCAGAGGTCATCGATGGAAATCGTTTCGTTGCAGACATTTATATCAAACCCGCTCGTAGTATCAATTTCATTCAGTTGAATTTTGTTGCTACAAGAACCGGTGTGTCGTTCAGCGAAGTTGGGGCTTAATCTACCTCTAAATAACAAGGAGAGTAAAAATGTCACAGTTTAGTATCGACGCATTCAGAGCAAATTTAATAAATGGTGTTGCCCGTAACAACCTATTCCTAGTTCAGGGTAATTTTCCAAATTCTGGACTTGGTGCAGTTAATTTCGCAGCGGGAGCAGCAGGTGCCTTTTTCGGACAAGCAGTCGCCGGAGCAATTAATAATGTTGCGGCAGCGATTGGTGCAGGAAGCCCTAACAATCAGGTTTCTTTCTTGTGTAAAGCGGCTTCTATTCCAAATAGTGTGCTGAACATTGGAACAGCAAACTATATGGGTCGCCAATTCAAATATCCTGCTGATAGAACTTTTAATGACTGGTCTATTACAGTTTATAATGATGGCGCATATACACTAAGAAAGGCATTTGAATCGTGGCAGAATAGTATCAACACAAATAAGACAAATGTTGGTCCAAACTCCATGAATACATTCATGACTGACTGGTATGTGTCTCCACTTACCCGTGAAGGTAACATAATTACAACTTACAAGTTTGTCGGTTGCTGGCCTTCAACATTAGGCGAAATTGCTTTGGATATGGCCCAGGCTAGCGAACCATCAAATTTCCAAGTTACAATGACTTATCAGTACTATGAGATTGAGAATCTAACTACCTGATAGATTTTCTTCTCGGACACCGCCCCAGGTTCTAAAGGAGAAATAATCATTATGGCAGAAATATTCGGCTTTAAACTAGAGCGGTCCAAGAAGCAAAGAGAAAATGTTAAAGCACTTAAATCGTTCGTGGTTCCGACCTCGGACGATGGTGCTATTCCAGTAGAAGCCGGTGGATTTTATGGTCAGTATGTTGACCTCGATGGTACGGTTCGTAATGACTTTGAATTAGTTATGAAGTACCGTGAAATGGCTATGGATCCAATTACAGAGGTTGCAGTTGATGACATTGTCAATGAGGCGATAGTTCTTGGCGAGAAGAAATCTCCTGTAAAGGTCATTCTAGATCGATTAAAGCAACCAGACAGTATCAAAGAAAAAATTCACGATGAGTTTCGTAATATTCTTAGAGTTTTGCAATTTGAAACAAAAGGTGCAGATATTTTTCGAAGATGGTATATAGATAGTCGAATTTATTTCCATATCATAATTGATGAAGAGAATCCACAAAAGGGAATTCTTGAATGCCGATATATTGATCCGATGAATATCACAAAAATTCGTGAATTTAAGAAAGAAACTCTCAAGGACGGCACAAAAGTCATCGCAGGTTATCATGACTTTTACATTTATAGCAAAGATAATCCCCGTCAAGGCGGAAATGTTAGTGGAACTAGGATTAGCGACGATGCTATCGCATTTTGTGCATCGGGGCTGATGGATTCCCGCTACAAAAGAATAGTCGGATTTCTTCATAAAGCAATCAAGCCACTCAATCAACTAAGAATGCTTGAAGATGCTGTTGTAATTTATCGAATTAGTCGTGCACCCGAAAGAAGAATCTTCTATATTGATGTCGGTAACCTCCCAAAAACTAAAGCCGAAGCATATGTAAAAGGACTGATGAATCAGTATCGAAATCGTTTAGTTTATGATGCAAACACCGGTGATATTCGTGATGACCGTAAATTCATGAGTATGCTTGAAGACTATTGGTTACCTCGTCGTGAAGGTAGTAAAGGGACGGAAATAACCACTTTACAGGGTGGAGCAAATTTAGGTGAATTAACTGATGTGGTTTATTTCCAAAAGAAACTCTATCGTGCTTTGTCGGTTCCTGTTAGTCGGCTTGAACAAGATAAGCAATTTATACTTGGTAGATCTACAGAAATCACCCGTGATGAGGTTCGATTTACCAAGTTTATTCACAGACTTCGAACTAGATTCAGCGAATTGTTTTTTGATTTGCTCAAGAAACAACTAGTTCTTAAGAAAATTATCACACAAGATGATTGGCCAGACCTGAGGGAATCGATATCTTTTGACTTCATTAAAGATAATCTATTTACTGAATTAAAGAATAGTGAAGTCCGCAAGAATCAAATAGATGAATTAGGAAATATTAAACCATACATAGGTAAGTACTATTCTCATGAATGGGTGCGGAGAAATGTTCTGGGGCAATCGGAAGCAGATATTCGGGATATGGATCGACAAATCGAAAAGGAACGCAATGCAGGCAAGATCGAACCCGATACATCACAGTTCGGTCTTGCGTAAAGGGAAAACATGGACGAACAGACAGAAGACATTCTCAATTCGGTAATCGAAACTCTTATGAAAAAAGAGGCGGAGAAATTCCGCAACATAATTCAGAAAGAGTTGGAATCTAAGGTTTACTTCAAAATTGAGGAACTAAAGAAGTTTTTGTCCTCAAATATCGCAGATCAACCGAGTACCGTGAGTGAAGTTCCGATGTCGCCGTCTGCACCTGTAGCAACAACACCCACAAATGATATGGACACAATGGGCACAGGTTCACCGAAGCCAACCAAACCCATCCCGCCTAAAAAAATCAAGTTGATTCCAACTACGGCAGGACAAAACAAAGACGATGTAACATTAGATCCAAACTTTGAAAAAGAGTTCTATCTAAGTTCATATACTTACAGGGGACAGAGAGTTATTATCAAACAAGTCGGGACGGGATTCGGTAAACCTGTTCGCATTTATATTAACGATAGAAGATGGGAGTTTTTTCCTGGTCCTAAAAGTGCTACGAAGGCAACTAAAGAATACATCGATCAGTTGATGAAAGATGCGAAGAATGATGATGTTCTTGCGATAAACATGACAAAGAAAGTTGAAGCAGATAAGAGGGCAGGATTTGCAGAACCTCCTCCAGAAGTCCAAACTTCAGTTAGCAAATCGAGCACATCTTCTAAAACCATTGATGGTGATCTACCAAAATCTAAAAAATCAAAGAAATAAGAGAATTACCCATGAATGACGAAAAAAACATCAATCAAGAGAAAATTGACGGCAGAACAAAAATGTATAGAGATACTGTCTCTCGTCTTGAACACAATAGAAGACTGCGTGAGGAGCGCAAAAGATCCATGACTACGAAAAATGAGAACATAGTTGCAAACGCAATGAAGATGGTTGAGATGTATCGAAAGTTGCGTGAAGAGAAGAAGAAAACCATCATGGGGGCAAAGAAGGAGTCTGTTCAATCTGAACCAATCGAAGACGATAAGAAGTTGACCAGAGGACAGATGGTGGATGCAATTGGAATGAATAATAACGGTAAGTTTGAAGTTAATGAAGAAGAACTCTCATCCAAGCAGAAAGCATATCGTGCTTTCTTTGAGAAAGCACTTAAGAAGTTTGGTAAAAAGTCTCCTGCTGATATGGATGATGGTGAGAAGAAGAAGTTCTTCAACTATGTGAAATTGAATTGGAAGGGATAATGCCTACTCTTAAGGTAAAATTTAAAGGTCCAAAATCAGCCAAAGAATTCCAAAAGAACTTTGGTATTGTTGGTTTAGACGCATCGATAAAAATCGATGGATCTTCTGCAACTATCACTACCAAAGATAAGAAGGCACACGATTTCGTAAAACAAATGGTCTTAGATTTGAAAGCAGATGTAAAGATGGAATCTGCTATGAAAAAATTCGTAAATGCAATAGTAGAGTCTGTCGAGACTAAAAACAATGTGGATCTAGTTCTATTAGATAAATCTATTGTTTCAGTGAATCCAATTTGTGCAGAGAAATTCATCTCTTTTCATGACGGAATCGTTGACGGAGATGCGGGAAACATTCTTATTAGTCTTGCATTGGAAAGTCAAGATTCATTCAATAGGACCATGCAATTTGTTCTCAAAGAACAGGAATAACCAATGGCAATTAAACAAGATTTAGTCAAGACGCAAAAGAGGTATGTGACCAAAGTAGATTTCTCATCAGAATCTGCTATGTACGAACTTGGTGTTACGGGTTCGGCTTTTGATGGTATTGGGGGTATTACCGGCGAAAGATTTGTTGCAGGAATTACAAACAATACCGCAGCGTTGTCAAGAATCACATGGACACTAAGTACAGGCGGAAGTACAGGCGGATTGAATCTCACATGGGCTGGTGCGCCCGGTGCTACTGCCATGAGACTATATGGAACAAACGGTGAAATGAATCTAGAGAGAACCACTTTAAAGAATAACGCAACTGCACCGACAGGAATTTTGAATATAACTCCAACAGGCACATTAAGTGGAACTGTTTTACTGGAATTTGTTCATGCATCAGGATCAGTAACACCTCCTGGCTACCTCGGATTATAAGGAAATCACATGAAACTAATCACAGAAGTAAACGAAGGCATTGAGATCATTTGCGAAGCATCCGCAAATGGAGACAAAAAGTACACGATTGAGGGAACTTTCCTTCAGGGAGATATCACTAATCGAAATAAGAGGAAGTATCCCTTTGAGATGTTAAAGTCTAAGGTGAATGACTACATCAAAGAGTTCGTTAATCAAAAAAGAGCGTTCGGTGAACTTGGTCACCCAGAGGGTCCGACCATTAATCTTGAGCGAGTTTCCCATATGATAACCGAACTTCACGCTGACGGTAAAAACTTTTACGGTAAAGCCAAGATTATGGACACCCCTTATGGAAAGATTGTAAAAAATCTAATCGATGAGGGGGCCAAACTCGGCGTTTCAAGCCGTGGCGTTGGTTCAATTGAAGAAAAGAATGGAATAAATGTGGTCAAAGATGATTTCCGTCTTTCAACAGCAGCCGACATTGTTGCAGATCCTTCTGCTCCCGAAGCATTTGTTCGTGGATTTATGGAAGGTAAAGAGTGGATTTACGAGAATGGGATACTAAAAGAAAGAGAAATTGATCAGATTCGCCGTGAGATCAGCAAAGCATCTTCAAGAAAATTAGAGGAAGCATGTGTGCAAGCATTTAAGAAATTTATAACGAAACTTTAACCCATACTAAATAACTATTACGAAGGAGACATCCATGTCTGACGCTAACGAAGAAATTGAACAAATCATTGATGAGTTGCTTGAAGATTCAGATGATATCAATATAGAAGAAGAATCGAAGGCCACTCAAAAGGCAAATTTAGCAAAAGTTGGAAAGAAGCCTGTCCCACCCACCAAGAAAGAAATGGCTGAGGAGGAAGAGGAAGAAGAACTAACACACGAACAAACCGCTACCAACGCTTCGAAGAAAGGTTCTGGTAAAGGTAAGTATGTTGGTCTTTACAGAGATGGCACCGGTAAGGGAGCAGAAATTCCCGACCCTGTAGCCACCGACACATCAGACTCATCTAGTAAGTTGAATGCCAATGTAAATGCAAAAAAGTCGATGCGTGAAGACATTGAAACTCACATGGATGCAATGTTTGATGGTGAAGATCTCACCGAGGACTTCAAAACGAAGGCAGCAACGATTTTTGAGGCCGCTCTTCAGGAGCGTGTTGATACCATTCAAAGAGAACTCCAAGAAGAGTATCAGAGTCGCCTTGTTGATGAAGTTGATGATATGAAGAAGGGACTCACCGAACAACTTGATTCGTACCTTTCTTATGTTGTCGAGGAATGGATGGAAGAGAACCGTCTTGTCGTTGAGAAGGGAATTCGTACTGAGATTGCGGAGGAGTTTATGCAAGGTCTCCGTAATCTTTTCCTTGAGCATGATATTTCAGTTCCTGAAAACAAGATTGATCTTACAGATCAACTTGCCGAAACTGTTGAAAATATTAAGAGTCAACTTGATGAAGAGATGAATAAAAACATCGAACTCAAGTCGGAAATTGCAAAGTATCGTCGTTCACAGATCCTTGATGAGGCTTCTGCTGATCTTGCTGATACACAAAAAGAAAGATTTGCTGTTCTTGCTGAAGGAATCACTTTCGAAACAGAAGATGATCTCCGTAAGAAAGCACAGATAATCAAGGAGTCATACTTCAATTACAAGAAGCCCATACTCCGTGAGGAAGCAATTGCAACCTCAGATGAAGGAAGCATTGATGAAGTTGCAACTCCGGCGACGGACACGCTATCAGAGTCAATGGCTAGTTATGCACAGACATTGTCACGACTTAACCGTCGTTGACCAAAAAGATAGATTCGATAAATAAAAACCGTACTGAAATAGTACTCAATTAAGGAGAAATTACAAATGGATCTAACCATTTCAGAAGCACTTCAAAAGAAGTGGAAGCCAATTCTTGAGCATGCGGACCTTCCAGAAATTAAGGACGCATACAAGAAGGCCGTTACAACAATGCTGCTGGAAAATCAGGAGCAATATCTCAGAGAAGCAGCACCAACCAACTTCAGCAATAGCCTTGCAGGATCAGGAACTGAAGCCGGTGGAAATGTTGCTCGTTGGGATCCGATTCTTATCTCGCTCGTTCGTCGTGCAATGCCGAACCTGATCGCCTATGATATCTGTGGCGTTCAGCCGATGAGTGGACCGACTGGCCTTATCTTCGCCATGCGTAGCCGTTACATCAATCAGGTTGGTGCTGAGGCTCTGTATCAGGAAGCCGATACTGCCTTTGGTGGCTCAGGCTCAACGGGTCTGACTGCCGATGGTGTCAATGACACTTCGACTTTCAATGCGGCGACGGGTGTTGATCCGTTCGAAACTGCAAACGGTCCTACGAAGCCAAGCACATCGAGCGGAACAGGTAGAACTACGCTTCAGGGTGAAGCCCTTGGTGATGCTGCGGGTAATCCATTCCCGCAGATGGCATTCAGCATCGAAAAGACCACGGTCGAAGCAAAGACCCGTGCTCTGAAGGCTGAGTACACGATGGAACTCGCACAAGACTTGAAGGCAATCCACGGTCTCGACGCTGAAACCGAACTTGCCAACATTCTGTCGAGCGAAATCCTCGCTGAAATCAACCGTGAAGTTGTTCGCACTCTGTATCAAACCGCTAAGTTGGGTGCCCGTTCGGGAACCACTCAAACTGCTGGTGTGTTTGACCTGAATGTTGACTCAAACGGTCGTTGGAGCGTTGAAAAGTTCAAGGGTCTGCTGTATCAGATTGAGCGTGAATGCAACATGATTGCTAAGGAAACTCGTCGTGGCAAGGGCAACTTCGTCCTTTGCTCGGCAGATGTTGCCTCGGCACTCAGCATGGCAGGCATCCTCGACTATGCACCGGCCCTCTCAACGAACCTGAATGTGGATGACACGGGCAACACCTTCGCTGGTGTGCTGAACGGTCGCCTCCGTGTGTACATCGATCCCTATGCATCGATGACAACTGCCCATGACTTCTTCATGGTTGGTTATAAGGGATCGTCGGCATATGACGCAGGAATGTTCTACTGCCCATATGTTCCTCTGCAAATGGTCCGTGCTGTTGGTGAGCAGTCATTCCAACCGAAGATCGGCTTCAAGACCCGTTACGGTCTGGTGAACAACCCGTTCGCCACGATTGCGGGTGGAGTATCGGTTACGGATCCGACTGCCGCAGGAGCAAAGAGGGCTAACTGCTACTACCGTATCGTGAAGGTCACGAACCTGTTCTGATCGGTAAAGGTCACCCTGTTTCACAGGGAATTTCGCTAGGGGCTGTGAGGAGAAATCTTCACAGCCCTTTTCATTTGATTCTAAATAAGAATGATGTCTACGATAAATCCCAAGAACACAGTTCCTACAGATCGAGAGTCTGGAATATTAAACAGACAGCCTTCTAATACGAATTACGCATTCGCATCAAATTTTCATCTCTCTATACCGAAAATTAGACTAGGAACATACTTTTGCACAGAGGTGGGGTTTCCTGAAATGACATGTGAGCCAGTTCGACTTCAAGTTCCATTTGCACCATCATTAAAGTTTTTTGGTGATAAAGTAACTCATGGAGACTTGACTGTAAAATTCATAATAAATGAGGACTATTCGAATTACAATCAAATGAATGACTGGTTTAAAAACACACTCGTATATGAAGATTTCTTCAAAACGGGAACTGATTTGGGGTTTTCTGCTATGACAAATATCGGCCATCTTTTAATATTATCGAATAAAAAAAATCCAGTTGCAAGATTTAGGTTTAACGGTATGTTTATAACTAATTTAACAAGTATTGACTATAATAGTGCACTTACAGATGCAAGCATTGCAACTGCAACTGCAACATTTCAATTCAGCAGTTATGATTTGGATGATATCTGATGACATCACCAAATTCTGAAAATTTCATTCCATCGTATGAGGGATTCAGTAAAATTGAATCGGAGGATGTAAATACTAATCCTGCTTTAAACACAAATTTCAGGTTTATTCTTCATAAAATTCCTGGAGTCACTTACTTCTGTACATCCGTAACGACACCGGCATCTAATTCTAATCCATTGGTATTAGACTACATAACTGCAACACCACTGAAAATACCCGGCGGCAAAGTCAGCACAGATGTGTCCATAAGATTCATAATAGATGAAAACTTTAAAAACTACATTGAGATGGTTAGGTGGTTTAGATCAGGTGTGCCATACAGAGACTTCAGAGAAAAACTTCCAGACAAATTGGCTGAACCATCAGATGCTCAGTTATTACTACTGAATAATAAGAAAAACCCAATCTACATGATCAATTATAGAAACTTAGTGCCAACTAATTTATCAGGATTCACTTTGAGTAATTCAGAGGCAGAGCCAGCGGTTCTCACAGCAACAGTTTCTTTTGTATACGATACATCGACTATGATTAATCTTTAAGGGCTAGGTTTTTTCGGTTTCTTTGGAGATCCTCTAGTTCTTCCATCGCTTGCTTTTGCAGATTTAATCGGTCTTTTTGGTTTAATCACACTTTGTTTTCTAGGCATTTATGTCTCTTTCCATGGAGTCAATTTTTTCAATTAAGATAATGTTATTCTGAAGAATTTTCTCAGATTCTTCAATGATTTTGCTCGGTTTTTCCTCGAAAGATTCAAATTTTTGAATCAAATCCAGTATATTTTTATTGTTTTTTTGAAAGAACTCTTTCATAGATTTCATTTTTTCCGATCTTTCGTTTTTAGGTAAAGACAAAAACCAATGAATCAGTTCAGAATTATTTTTCATTCTTTCTCACTCCACTAAGATTAAGAGTTAAAATTTGGTTCATATACTCCATACTTACTAGTACATGGTCCCATCCTTGGGATTTTGCTAGATCTACTTCGATCTTGCATATTCTGCAAAGCACTTCAGGCATAAACTCATCGTTGAGTTTGTATGTTGCTTTTCGGATGACTTGTCTATTGGGAGGGGTGGATTTAGACATGATAGTGTTTATACTATGAGATGTCCACATTTACTTTAAAAATTGAACACATTCTTTTGTTGCTTTGAGAGTTTTGAATCCATAAATAATCAGATACTATTGGAACTTCAAAGAAAGATTTAATATGTTCGCACCCGAACTCATATCATTAATCGCTGGATCCGCTGTTGGATTTTTATTCAAGTTCATGGCGCAAAAAGCACAAGACCAAAAAGAGATGTTTAATCGCCTTATAGAGGCAAACAAGAGAACAACTGAAAATCAAGACAAAGCAGCGTATAGAGTGCCTATTGATGTAGGCAAGGGAGTTCGTCAACTTATCGTGCTTTCTGTCTTATTTGGAACTCTTCTCGCTCCGTTTATTCTCCCATTTTTTGGTGTACCAACATTTGTTGAAGTGGACACAAATACATCAGAGGGTTTGTTCGGTTTGATACCTACTACAGCAAAAAAGTACTTCGTTGAAGTTAACGGATTCGTTTATGCGTCCGAAACACGACAGATTCTTGTAAGCATTGTCGGTTTCTATTTCGGAACCGCAGCAGCAACCAACAGAAATTAAGGAGAACCACATGAATATTAAACTATTACTACTTACTGCACTTTTTCTTGGTGCGTGTTGCACTACACCTGAAATCGTACCCGATACAACGAAAGATTCAGTTATCATGTTGAGTCTCAAAGAACAGATTGCAAGAAATAACAAAATAGAAACTGGTTGGGGTTGGATCGCTTGGTATCTACCTGTATTAATTATTGTGGGTGCTTGGGTGTGGAGAGAACTTATTAAGAAGCCTTTCGTGTGTGAGACATGTGAATTTGAAAAGAATAAAATAGTTGCTGCTGCTAAAAAGGCAGAGCGTCTTGCAAATGAAGAAGATAAGAAATCTATAGCCAAAACTGAAACTGAAACATCAATTAGCAATAAACCCCCTCTATAAGCAGTTTCGTATTGATATTTGCAATCTCCTCTTAGGAAAGATATTGTTTCTCAGTCTTTCTTAATCCTAAATATGAGTACATCATCAAATCTCACAGTAGGAGAAATGTATGGCAGTCTATTATTGGGTGGGTGGTTGGACGGGAAATACAGGAATTAACTCTGGATTTGCCGCAACCGGAAGTGTCTCTGTGGTCGCAGGACCAACTGGAGATTTGTACACATACGGGCCATTATGGACGAGTCCATTCAACGGCGCACAAGCAACAGGTGGTGATTTCGCATTTGGTCCTTATTATTGGGGATTTATTCAGAACTGGAGACTGAGATCAAATATTCCAAATTCAAATCAGTATAAATTAACACCCGCATCAAATCTCCCAAGAGGTGGAGATACTGTTTTGTTTGGCTCTAGAGAAATTACTTCATCGGATTTAACTGAAACTGCAATGTTGTTTGGTGGTTTAAG